ATAGGCAAGCACCTGGGGATGTTTACTGAAAAACATGAGCACGAAGTTTACGGCAAGGACGGGGGGCCGATAAAAACGCAAGTTGATCTATCCGGCCTAACCATAGAGGAGTTGAGAGCCATTGCTAAACTTGACACAGGCACAGAGGGTAGCACTGGCTAATGAGGCACGGAAAGAGCTTGCTAAACAGTCTTACCTTGATTATTGCATCTACACCCACCGAGGCCACTGGATACCAGGCAGACACCTTGTCTATATCTGCAACACGGTTGAGGTATTTATAAACCGCTCTCTCGTCAACGATAAAGGTAACAAGGTAAAGATACTTATAATTCAGATGCCTCCTCAACACGGCAAGTCACAGAGCGTCACAGAGACATTGCCGAGTTATTACCTGGGCAAGCACCCTGACAAGAGAGTCATAGAGGTTTCTTATGGTGATGATTTGGCCCGAAAGTTTGGGCGGGCCAATAAGAAAAAGGTAGAAGAATATGGAAATCAACTGTTTGGTGTTGAGCTTGACAAAACCCGCAAATCTGATACTGACTTTGAGATTGCCGGCCACACCGGAAGCATGATAAGCCGTGGCATAATGGCAGGTATTACCGGCCAGCCAGGGGACTTAATAATCATTGATGACCCTATTAAAAACAGGCAGGAGGCAGATTCTGAAGTCTATAGGGCAAGGCTCTGGGAGGAGTGGCAGAACTCTATAAAAACAAGGCTTAGTGCTGATGGACTGGTTATACTAATTCAAACCAGGTGGCATGAGGCAGACCTTGCCGGTATGATAATAGCCCATGAAAAGGGCGTTTTTGTTATTAACCTACCCTGTGAGGCCGAGGACAATGACCCTATAGGCCGGGAACCGGGAGAGGCACTATTCCCAGAGATAGGCAAAGACAGGACATGGAAGGATGCCTTTAAGGATGGATACATAAACGACCCCACAATCGAGGGCGGGGGCCTCCGGGCATGGAACGCACTATTTCAAGGCAGACCATCAGCCCAAGAGGGAAACATGCTAAAGCGGCATTGGTGGCGGTACTGGAAGCCTAAAGGAGTAGACCTGCCCCCGGTAATGGTCAAGTTGCCCAATGATGAGTACACGAACATTCATGCCGTGGATTTACCTGATAATTTTGACAAGATGCTGCAATCCTGGGATATGACCTTTAAGGATACAGACGGTACGGACTTTGTTGCCGGTGGGATATGGGGCAGCAAGGGGGCAAGTATATTCTTCCTTGACCGGGTTTATGATCGTATGGATTTTGTGCAGACAATTAAGGCATTTTTAACCCTGACCGACAAGTGGCCGAGGGTGCTTACTAAATTGGTTGAGGATAAGGCTAATGGCCCGGCAGTAATATCCATGTTGCGGCTAAAGGTAAGGGGCATTATCCCGGTGTTGCCGGAGGGGTCAAAGGTGGCCAGGGCAAGCGCAGTATCCCCGCTAATGGAGGCTGGGAATGTTTATGTTCCTCACCCTTTGGTATGTCCGTGGGTTAATGAGTTTATAGACCAGTGCGCAGCCTTTCCCAATGGAGTAAGGGATGACCTTGTGGACCAGGCAAGCCAGGCACTCAAGAGGTTTATATATGCCAGGGATAAGCAACAAGATAAACCTGAACACTATAACTTTGAATGTGAACGCCCCAAACCCCGAGCCGACAGCGTGACGGTGACGGAATCATTCTTCAAAGGAGGATTTGACCTGTAATGCAAACAGCCATAATCAGCACAGGACTAGCAATAGTCCTTTTTCTATGCCTATATCTAGGCTTTCGCACCGGCCTCCGCCTGGGTATGCAGACGGCAAAGGGCAATGTGCCGCCGAAATTAGCCCCGGTTAAAGCCGTCAAGGAGGCCGTTATGCCTGACAAACCCGACCCTGCCACAGCCGAGATGTTAAAGGGCCATGCAAACATGATGGCCTATGATGGATTTTTGCCCGAGGAAAAGAGGTGATGTAGTTGGACGAGCAAAAACAGACAGCCGATTGGCAGCTATATAAAGACGGCATTGACTACAAAAGCAGCTTAAACCTATTCGCCACCACAAACAGGAATGAACGATTTTACGCCGGGCACCACTGGGACGGGGTGGACACTGGGGGACTGCCGCAGGTCCGGTTAAATGTGACCAAGCGAATAGTCAACTGGAAAGTGTCTCAGATAATGTCAGACATGCTGACCATGCAGTTTTCAGCGGAGAACTCTGCCAACTATGACCCCAACGACCCGGATAAGATCGCCATACTGCAAGAAGTGGCGAGACTGCTGTCTGACTACGCCAAGACTGTTGACGAGAACCTAAAGCAGTCCACGTTAGACGAGCAAGCCATATTTGACGCTGCTCTCTCAGGTGATGGCATTATTTATTACTACTGGGACGATACCATAGATGCCGGAGTCAACGAAATGGGCGCACAGGTCATGGGCGATATGAATGCCGAGATAATTGACAACGTGTGTTATTTCCCGGGCAATACATCAGACCCCAGGCCCAATGACAAGAGGGGGCCGGTACAGCCGTATATAATTCTATCTTTCCGCAAGCTGGTTAAGGAGGTTCAGGCGGAAGCTAAAAGAAACGGCGTATCCAAAGATGAAATCAACAAAATAACCGGAGATAGCGATACCCAGTACCGTGCCGGTGATAGGGCCAAGAATGAGCCCAACAAGGATACGGCTGGTGGATATTGCACCGTCCTCTTAAAGATGTGGACCAAGACAAAGGAGATACCCAAAACCGACCCCGCAGGGTTTCCGATGATGGACCAGGCGGGCAAGCAGCTTATGGATAGAGTGACAACCATATGGGCCAGGAAATCCACTGAGAGAGCCATTATCCGCAAAGACTGGGACACCAAACTGCACCGCTATCCGGTGGCCTCTATGCAGTGGACACCACGCAAAAATAGCTGCCACGGTGAGGCAGAGGCTACCGAGCTTATACCCAACAACATAGCCATTAACAAGCTGATGGCGACCATGATACTGTGGACGATGCTTAATGCTTATCCCAAGCCTGTGTACGATTCAAGCCGTATTCCGGCATGGTCAAACGATATTACAAAAGCTATTCCTGTAGACGGAGAGGTCACAGGCGCAGCAATGTTCCTTAATCCTCCCAGCCTTCCGGCCAGCATACAAAAACTGTTCGAAATGCTGGTGCAAACCACAAAGGACATGGCAGGGGCCAATGAGACAGCCCTCGGGGATGACAGCGTAACCAAGACAGCAGCCGGGATTATAGCCCTGCAAAAAGCGTCAGCCTTGCCACTGTCAACTAATAAACGCAGGTTCGCACAGTTTAAAGAGGATCAGGGGCTTATCTGGTTGGATTATTGGCTGACCAAGTACAGTGTCCCCAGAATGCTGACGATTAAGCGCACCAACCCGCAGACAAGGCAGGAGGAAGTTGTGCAGGTTCCCTTTGACGGCAGCCGGTACAACCAAACTACGTTTTCACTCAAGATTGATGTGGGGGCATCTACCCAGTGGTCGGAGATTGCCAGTATACAGACCATGGATGCCCTGCTGGATAAGCAGTTAATCAGCTTTAGGCAGTATCTGGAGCGCATTTACAACGGCTTAATACCGGACAAAGAGGGGCTTATTGACGAGGTTGAGCAGCAGGAGCAGGGAGCACGGCAACAGGAAATGATGGCGGCTTTTGAACAGTTTGTTGGTCAGTTGTCTCCTGAGTTACAGGCGGCCATAGCGCAGGAATCACAAATGTTGGTGGGAGGTGGAGGAATTGCAATGCCCGGAATGCAAGGCCCCGCTGCAAATAGCGGACAGCAAATTTGAGTCTGATGTAGGTAGCGCTGATATTTATTCCGTTTTGACAATGGTTTGCGTAAACCCCAAGTGCTCGAATTATTGCGGCCCGAATCTGAACCAACCGCTGAAAGTGGCGGCGGTAATTAAGAATAAGATTAATTAAGGAGGATTGTATTAATGATTCAGGATGAAATGCAATGTTGCTCTGGTGGTACAGCGTATTCGAAAGAATATTTGATTCAACAGCAACAACAGCAGGAGCAGGCTCGCATGGAAGCTCTTGAACGATTGGCCGGGCAATTGGACCCATGGGTTCACAGGGCAGAAAATATGCGTTGCAAAACATGTATGTGGTTTGCCCCCAAAAAAGACAGCGGCGGCATTGTAAACCTTGGCAGATGCCGCAGACATGCCCCAACGATGAATGGCTATCCTGTTGTATTTGTCAATGATTGGTGTGGCGACCACAAACTGAACGAAAACGCCGCGAGGTGACACATGAAAGCCTTACTCTGTATCCCCTACACCGGCTATGTTGCACCCCAGGCGGCATATTCACTTATCCCTATGGCCTGTCACGCACGAAACCAGGGGGTAAGCGTTGATATGTTTCCTATCGGCATGAGCCTTGTCTATACAGCCCGTGAAGAATCGGTCAGAGTGTTTTTGCAGGGTGGGTATGATGCCCTGCTATTCGTGGATAGCGACATGGTTGTTCCGGTTGACCTACTGACAAGGCTAATTGAGGCCGACAAGGACATTGTTTCGGCCCTGGCGTTTCGGCGCACACCTGGATATGAGCCTTGCATATTCAAGACTTGCAACGAGCAGGACGCGAAGTTTTACCTTGACTACCCAAAGGGCCTGACCGAGATAGAGGGTGTGGGCATGGCCTGTACGCTGATAAGGAGCAAGGTATTTGAGACAGTCCCGGAGCCGTGGTTTTTCCCGCACAAGATTCTAGGCGAGGATTTGTCTTTCTGTGTCCGGGCCAGGGAGGCAGGGTTTAAAATTTACTGCGACACAACGCTGATATGTGGCCATTGTAACGTGGAAACCATAGGGGAGGCGCATTATGTTAATTGGCGCGATGCTGGTCAGAAATGAGGCTGACCGATGGCTTGAAACTGTACTCCAGCAGATGGCTATGGTCTGCGACATAATCATTATTGTAGATGATTGCAGCACAGACGAAACACCAGAGATATGTAAAAAGTATGGCGAAGTATTTTATTCAGATCGCAGTTATTGGGGGACGAATGAGTTAAAACAAAGAAAATTCCTTTGGCATTTAGCCGTAGGAGAAGCCAAACCAGATGACTGGATTCTCTGCCTTGATGCCGACGAAACCTTTGACCGCCCGGATCTGATACGGGACTACATACAGCAGGCAGAGGCGGCAGGGTGCAACAGCCTGGCCTTTCCCCTGTACGACATGTGGAGCCCGACCCATTACCGGGACGATGAATACTGGCAGGCGCATAACGGAGTGTGGCCGTTCTGTGTCAAGTATGAGGATATTGACTACTTCTGGAAAGAAACACCCTTGCATTGTGGCAGGTTCCCAATGAATGCCGGGGTAAAGATAGCCTCCTGCCCGGTGAGAATTCAGCATTGGGGGTGGGCAAGGCCGGAGGACAGGCGGGAAAAGTATGAGCGGTATATGAGGGCCGACCCGGAGGGGAAAAGCGGGTGTCTGGAACAGTACAAATCAATCCTGGACAAAAACCCGGTTTTAAGGAGGTTCGAATGAACGCCTATTTTACCACCAATGACGAAAAATGCAATAAAATATATGATTTCACCATCCCGGACGAGTGGTGGAGTCGCCTGTACGAATACATATGGGCCAAGCGTCTTATAAAGCCGGGTGAAGCCGTCTTAGATGCTGGCAGCGGCCCAAATTACCCCTTTCAGTACGAACTTGCCGAAAACGGCTGCAAGGTGTTCAGCGTGGACATAAACCCTGACCTACTCAAGAGCAAGCCGCACCCGAATATACTGCACATTGTGGCCGGTATAGACAATATACCTTTGTGCAATGAGGACGTGGATACAATCTACTGTATAAGTGTCCTGGAGCATCTACCATATGACACTGTAAAGCGGGTCATGGGTGAGTTTCGCCGGGTGCTAAAACCGGGCGGCAGGCTCATTGTTACCCTGGATATTACCATGGATGGGCGGTATTCGTGTATCAGGAAACCGGTGGAGTTGTTTGACATAGCGGAGGGGTTCAAATTCGGAGAATACCAGAGAGACCCGCCCCCGGACGCTATACGGAATAATGAGGTCGGGCTGTACTGCTACCATGCGGTTATGGTAAAGGAGGCCATATGAAAATACTGATTGCGGCCCCCGTCCGGCAAAGCCCGGAGATATTCCGGGAATACCTGAAGTCACTGCAAAATCTCGAAAAGCCTTGTCAATGCGACAGGCTTTTTATTTTACACAACTCCCCGGAGTTGATACCGCTTATTAAGGCGCACCCGGAGACATGTTTCTTTGCTGAGTACAGGACGGACGACGAGTATAAGAGTGACGGCAACCGGCACCTATGGACTTCGGAACTGGTCAGTAACATCATCAAGATGAAAAACGGGATTGCCAAGTTCGCCCTTGAAAACGGGTATGACTACATTTTTTTCGTGGACACTGACCTGATGCTGCACCCTAAAACGCTTGTGCAACTCCTGGCGACCGGGAAGGACATTGTTGCCGAGATCTTCTGGACCCGATGGGATAAGGACGGCCAGCCGCTGCCCAACTGCTGGATGTACGACAGCTATTCAGGTGTTGACTATGCCCACATAGCACAGTGGCTTATACCAGGTACGTATGAGGTGGGGCAGACCGGAGCGTGTATTCTCCTGCACAGGAGTGTGTTCGAGCGTGGCGTGTGCTATGACGATATTTACAATCTTGGCTTTGACGGAGAGGATCGCTTCTTCTGTGTTAGGGCGGCAGTTGCTGGGTACAAGATATGGATTGACACACGTTACCCTGCTGTTCACCTGTATAGGCCGGAGTTGTACGAGAAGTACATGGCAAAGGGTGGGTATGAGGGGACTTTTAAAGAACACCAATAAAGGAGAGTGTCGAAGATGAAAATTAGATGCGAAAATTGCGGAAGAATCATTAACCATAACAAACAATGGAGATATTGTCCGCTATGTGGAAAAAATTTGAAATATGGCAAAGAAATAACTGGTGAAGAGGCTGTCATTGATGCCGTTAGTAAATACGAAACTTTGTGCCTTTCATGTACTAGGGCCTACGCCTTGCCAGACCCGCAAGGATGTGCCTTTTTTAGAAAAGTGGGTGACGACATAGAATATACACCATTTACCGACTGCATTGTGTTTATAAGCAAAGGATATAAGCAATTTAAAGTGACTAAATGCTCTGATTATAAGCCAGAGAGGGTGCAATAATGCAAGAAGTACGTTGTACCCATTGCGGCAAGTTGCTTGGATTAATCGAGGGAACATACAAAATAAAATGCCCCCGATGCAAGACCATGAACATCTACCTGGAAAAGTTGGACATGACGGTAAAGGTTGATAATAGCCTAAATTGAACACCATTAGAGCTTCTCGAAAGCCACTCAGTAGGTTGACGCCTATTGGGTGGCTTTTTTGTTTTCTGGAGAGAGGCGATTCGCGCTAATGCCCTGCCGTATGGCTCTAAACTAGGCAAATACTACGGCCTACCATAGCCGAAAGGATGATTATTGATGGACGAATTCACCAACCAGAGTGAAGTAAGTCAGGAGCAAACCCAAGAAGTAACTCAAGAAACTACGCAGGAAACGACCCAAGAGAACACCACTCAGCAGGTCGAGCAAACCCCGGAACCGCAAAGAATTAAGGTAAAGTACAACCACCAAGAATTGGAACTGCCTTATGAGGAAGCGGTTCAGCATATCCAGAAGGGTATGAACTACGACAAGGCCATTGAGCGCACCAGACAGGAAGCGGCTCAACAGGCCCGTGATACTTACATTGCTGAGCAGGGATACACATGGAATGGCAAGCCCATTACCACCGAGGCTGAGTACAAAGAGGCTTTGCGGGAAAAGGAAATTTACGACCGTTACCAGGCGCAAGGCTTACCGGAAGATGTTATCCAAAAACTTGCCAAGATAGACAAAATCGAAAGCGAGTGGGAGAACAGCAAGCGATCCCGTGAAGAATCCGAGCGCAAGGCCCAGGACGAAAAGGACTTCACCGACCGGCGCAATTCCATGTATGAAGAATTCGCAACCGAGTTTCCGGACTACAACACAGAGGAAAAATGGAAAACCATCCCCAGAGAAGTGTTTGTAGAGGCTGAAAAGTGGTTGAAGTCCGGGGGCAGGGAAGGGCGCAGGCTGGCCGATGCACTGACCCGGTACAACTGGAAGCAGAACATGGCCCAGCAACAGGCAAGCGAGGCTAACCAGGCCAACGCTGAAGCCTCAACCGGGAGCGTCAAGGGTCAGGCCAAGTCGGGAACATTCTTCACACGGGATCAGGTGGCGAACATGTCCCGTGAGGAAATCAGGGCCAATTACAACGCAATCAAGGAGTCGGAAAAGCGCTGGAAATAATCTCCGGCGTTTTTATTTTGAAAGGAGAGTGACCAAATGGGCGCAAAGAACTTCATCCCCATGCTATGGGCAGAGGATGTGCTAAAAGAGCGTGACAAGGTGCTTATCGGCGTTAAGCACTGCAACACTGATTATGAGGGCCAGATCAAGCAGAAAGGTGATCAGGTCAAAATCTTGACCGTAGGGCCGGTATATTCCAAGGACTACACCCGCAACACTGATATTGACGACCCAGACACCGGAACTTCGGCAGCTCAATACCTGCTTATCGACCAGGCCAAGTATGCGCACATCTATTTTGACGACCTGGACGAGGCGCAGGCGCAAAAGGGATTCTGGACAGAGCAAAAGCGGCAAATGGGTATTACTATGGCTGACGACCTGGACACCTTTATTTTTGCCAAGTACACCGATGCTGGAAAGACCATCACCAATGCCTCCGTGACCACGGCAAATATCTTCAGCGTTCTTGCCGAGGCTGCGGAGTATTTCAAGACGGTGAATGTTCCGGCTGGCACTACGAAGTATCTGGAAGTGTCCCCGGCCATTGCGACTAAGATCGTCCTGGCCAAAATCATTCGCAAGACCGATAACGACAAGATAATTGAGAACGGCTATGTCGGCAACATTCTTGGCATGGACATTTACGAGTCCAACAACATTGTTAAGAACAGTTCCGCCTACGAATGCCTTGCCCGTACCAAGGCCGCAGTATCATTCGCTGCTCAACTGACTGAAACCGAAGCCTACCGGCCTCAGAAGAGGTTTGGCGATGCCGTCAAATCTTTGCAAGTATGGGGCGGCAAGGTTGTCCGGCCCAAGGAGCTTGTCAGGCTGACACTGACTCCTGCTGCGGAGAGCACTATTTAGACAACTTGTCATTGTAACAGATGTATGGTATAATATTGCCAAGAGGTGATATTATGCAATACATAGACATGAAAGGCAAAAGATACGGTAGATTAACCGTAATCGAAAGGGCACACAACGACAAACGCGGAACTGTCTATTGGAAATGTCTTTGTGATTGTGGAAAAGAAACCATTAAAAGCGGACAGCTTATAAGACTTGGAAAAACTAAAAGTTGTGGTTGTTTGGGCGTTGAGTTTCTCAAGTCGATAGGAGAACGCACTAAAACGCATGGCATGGGTAAAACTAAATTGAATTACGTCTGGCAGGAAATGAAAGAAAGATGTTCTAACCCCAATCATAAGCAATATAAAAACTATGGCGGGCGCGGCATTACATTTCAAGAAAGCTGGAAGGATTTTATTGAGTTTTACAATGACATGCATGCTACATACACAGAAGGGCTTACCTTGGACAGAATTGACAACAATAAAGGGTATAGTAAAGATAATTGCCGATGGACAACGGCACTTAGGCAGAGTAACAATAAGCGCAATAACGTATATGAAACTGTAGACGGAATAACCGCTACAAGGTCCGAATTGTGCGATCTTTACAAAGTGCCTCGATGTACGTTTTATTGGCGAATAAGTCATGGCATGACCGTAGAGGAAGCACTGAAAAAAACAACAACCAAGGGGACTTAAGTAAGTCCCCTTAAATTTTTGCGAAAGGATGATAATAAATGAGTGATTACACTGCTTCTACC